CGCAGAACTGGCTGGCAGAGATGTTGACCGCGATCGGCACGGTCACGCCCGACTGACGCCACACCAGGCTTTGCCGCGCCGCCGCGCGCAGGATCCACTCGCCGAGTCGGGGTCCGAAGGCGGACTGCTCCGCCAACTCGACCAACTGATCCAGCAATCGAGTCCCGACATCGAACAGCTTGTTCGTGACGACCTGGCCGCGATCCTCGCGCAAGCGATCGACAGCGCGACGATCCTCGGCGGCGGCTCGAACGAACCCGACGGCGTGCTCAGTTAGACGCCGCAGACCTCGAGCCTCGCAACGCTCTCGTGGGCCAACGTCCTGGCGCTGCATCGTCGCGTCGATGAAGGTCAAGGCGAAGGTCGCTGGCACGCTGAAGGTAAGCGGCGACGCGGGCGCGGGCTTCATCTACCAGGACGGCCGCATCGCGGACCTGCCGGCCTACTTCTCGAATCAGGTTCCCGAGAAGGCCGGCTCGCCGGCTACCGGCCGCCTGATCGCAGGCGACTGGTCGCAAGTGCTGCTCGGCATCTGGTCGGAGATCGACCTACTGGTGAACCCCTACGAATCGACCGCGTTCACGAAGGGCAACGTCCAGGTGCGCGCGATGAGCACGGTCGATGTCGCCGTCCGGCATCCGAACGCCTTCGTGGTCGCCGACGACCTGCCGACGACCTGACCATCTGATGACGATCGAGCGACGCGGCGCAGCCGGCAGCGTATCGGCGAAGGGCCGGCACCTGGTCGGCTACGCCGCACGCTTCGGCGTGGAGGCGCGCATCGGCGGGTTCCGCGAGGTGATCCGGCCGGGGGCCTTCGCGCAGTCGCTGGCCGGCGAGCGCGACATTCTCGCGCTGGTCGATCACGACCCCAAGTCGCTGCTCGGGCGCACGCGCTCGGGCACGCTGACGCTCAAGGAAGACGCCGATGGACTTGCCTTCGATCTGGTTCTACCTGACACGCGGGCCGCTGCTGACTTGCTGGCATTGGCCGAACGCGGCGACCTGGGCGGAATGTCGTTCGGCTTCGTGGCGACCGACGATCATTGGACTGGCGACCTTCGGGAGCTTCGCAGCGTGGAGCTTCACGAAGTGAGCGTCGTCCAGAGCTGGCCGGCATACGCACAGACGACCGTGGCGGTACGCAGTCGGTGCGCCGATGCCGACCTTCGTCGGCTGTGGCTGATGACTGTATGAAGTTCCTGCGCAGACTCTTCGAGCGGCGCTCGCTCAAGGAAGGCGGGTTCGATCGCTACTGGTCGGACTTCGCCGCATCGCGCACTGGCGCAGTCACGCCGAAGCGCGCCGAGTCCATCTCGGCGGTTTACGCCTGCGTCGCCGCAATCTCGGAGACGATCGCAAGCCTGCCGCTCATTCTGTACCGGCGCGCGGTGTACGACGACCGCGAACGGGCGACCGACCATCCGCTATATCGCGTGTTGCACGACTCGCCGAACGAGCAGCAATCCGCGCTCGAATTCCGCGAGCAGATGCAAGCCGCCGTGCTCCTGCGCGGCAACGCCTACGCCGAAATCCGCTTCGGCTGGGACGGCCAAGTACGAGAGCTGATCCCGCTTCACAACGACCGCGTGACCGTGATCGAGCACGATTCCGGCCGGCTGGGCTACGACGTGATCGACGGCAAGGGCCGCGTCCGCCGACTGGTACAGGAAGAGTGCTTCCACCTGCGCCACCGAAGCGAAGACGGACGTGTCGGCGTCTCGCCGATCGCAGCGGCGCGCGAAGTGCTCGAGCTGGCGCTTTCCGAGCGCGACCACGGCGTCAGCACGTTCCGCAACGGGACGAAGCTGTCCGGCATCCTGCAATCGGCAGGCCACCTGAGCGACGAGCAGCTAGAACGCCTGCGCAACACTTGGGCGCAGCGGTACGGCAACCCCGAGAACCACGGCAAGACGGCGGTGCTCGGCGCAGGCATCGAGTACAAGCCGATCAGCATGACGCTCGAAGACGCCGAGTGGATCGCGGCGCGGCAATTCAGCGTCGAGGAAGTCGCGCGACTCTTCCGGGTGCCGCCGACCGTGATCGGCGACCTGCGCCACGGCAACTACTCGAACAGCGTCGAGATGGCGCGCCAGTTCGTAACGCTCACCTTGCGCCGGCACCTGGCCATGTGGGAGCAGGCGATCAGCAGGCAACTGCTCACCGAAGCCGGCCGGCGAACGCTCTTCGCCGAGCACAGCGTAGAAGGTCTTCTGCGCGGCGACAGCCTGAACAGGGCGCAGTTCTACGAGCGAGGCATTGCCGATGGATGGCTCGACGTTGACGAGGTGCGCCGTCTTGAGAACCTTCCCGCTCGGAAGGCCGCGTGATGTTGAAGGCGATCAAGACCCACAGGCCGACGCTTCACCTGCCGAAGCGGGCGAACCCGACCGGGCGCAGTGCCGATGCGCGTCGAACGATCCCGCTCAATACGGCGGCCTGGCAGCGCCTGCGGGCGATGGTGCTCGCCGAACGTCCGCTGTGTGCGCACTGCTTCGAGCGTGGCCAGATCGTGCCGGCGACCGACGTTGACCACGCCGACGGCGATCCGAGCAACAACCTGCGCAGCAACCTGCAGAGCCTGTGCCACGCGTGCCACAGCGCCAAGACGATGCGCGAGCGCGGCGGCAGCGCGACCGTCCACGGCTGCGACGCGAACGGGACGCCGCTCGATCCCGACCACGCGTGGAACAGAAATCGCCAGCAACCGACCGCGCTAGACCGGGCGCGCAGGCTCGCGCACGCGACCGCGAAACTTACCGGCGGGTCAGTAACATGATGACCGGCCGACCCTCGAAGCCGACGGCGCTCAAGCTGCTGGCCGGCAACCCTGGCAAGCGTCGATTGAACGACCGGGAGCCGGACCCTGGCGCGCTCGACTTGACCCCACCTGAAGAGCTGTCGGCCGAAGCGGTGCCGCAGTGGAACCGGATCGCGCCGATGCTGGCCAAGTGCGGCGTGCTCAAGCAATCCGACCGGGACGTGCTTGCGCACTACTGCGAAGCCTACGTCGCCTTCTACGCTGGGATTCGCGCCGGCAAGATCAACGTCGGACTGCTCGGGCAGATGCGGCAAATGCTCGGCGAGATGGGCATGACGCCAGCGACCCGCTCGCGGATCATTGCAGAGAAGCCACAGGGCGATGAAGCCGAAGCGAAATACTTCGGGGTCGCCTAAGCCGCGAAAACGCGTCAGCGGCGATTCTGGCGCGCCTGCGGGCTACTGGTATGACGAGGCCGCTGCGGAGCGTGCTGTCGGTTTCTTCGCCGACTGCCTGACGCATACCAAAGGCGAGTGGGCCGGACAGCCGCTGGCGCTCTCCGACTGGCAGGCCGACCGGATCATCAGGCCGCTGTTCGGATGGAAGCGGGCTGACGGGACCAGGCGCTACCGGACCGCGTTCATCATGATCCCGAGGAAGGCGGGCAAGAGCACGCTGGCCGCCGGGATCGGGCTGTACCTGCTCTTTGCCGACAACGAGCCGGGAGCGGAAATCTATTCGGCAGCGGCCGACCGCGAGCAGGCCGGCATTGTGTTCGACATGGCCAAGCAGATGGTCGCGGCGTCGCCGATGCTGGCCAAGCGGGCCGAAGCCTTCAAGCGTTCGATCGTCGTCAACGCCACGGCGAGCAGCTACAAGGTGCTGTCGTCGGACGCGTACACGAAGCACGGACTGTCGGCGCACGGGATCATCTTCGATGAGGTTCACGCGCAGCCGAACCGCGAGCTGTGGGACGTGCTGACGACCAGTGTCGGGGCGCGCCGGCAACCGCTGACGGTGGCGATCACGACTGCCGGGTACGACCGGCATTCGCTGTGCTTCGAGCTGTACGACCACGCCTGCAAGGTGCGCGACGGCGTGATCGACGATCCTTCGTTCCTGCCGGTGATCTTCGAGGCGGCCGAAGATGACGACTGGAAAGACCCGGCCACCTGGCGCAAGGCGCATCCGGGGCTGGGCGTGAGCGTGAAGGAAGAATTCCTCGCCGACGAGTGCGTGAAGGCGCAACACCTGCCGAGCTTCGAGAACACCTTCCGGCGGCTGTACCTGAACCAGTGGACCGAGCAGGAAAGCCGCTGGGTGAGTCTGGACACCTGGGACGCTTGCGCGGGCGCGCTGCCGGACCTCGAGGGGCGCGAGTGCTGGGCGGGCCTGGACCTGGCATCGACGACCGACATCGCGGCGCTGGCGCTGGTCTTTCCGATCGACAACAGGCTCTTCGTCAGGCCGTTGTTCTGGGTGCCGGAAGAGGGCATCCGAAGGCGCTCGGAGCGCGACCGGGTTCCGTATGACGCCTGGGTGCGTGACGGCTACATCGAAGCCACCGAGGGCGACGTGATCGACTATGACGTGATCCGACGCCGCATCAACGAGCTGGGCGAGCAGTACCGCATCCACGACATCGGCATCGACCGCTGGAACGCGACGCAGATCAGCACGCAACTGTCGGGCGACGGCTTCACGCTGACGGGCTTCGGGCAGGGCTTCGCGTCGATGTCCGGTCCGATGAAAGAGCTGGAGCGGCGGCTACTGGCGCGCGAGCTGGCGCACGGCGCGAACCCGGTGCTTCGGTGGATGGCGGCGAACGTGTCTGCGACCACCGATGCGGCCGGCAACGTGAAGCCGGACAAGTCGAAGTCGTCGGGCCGCATCGACGGCATCGTCGCCACGATCATGGCGATCGGCCGCTACCAGGCCGCAGAGCCGGGATTGCGCATCGACTCGATCGACCAGGTGCTTGCGTTCGTCTGAAAACGGCTGGCCACCGTGGGCGCTTCGTCTTGTTCACGCCCGAACAGCCGCCGTTACTCGGCGAGTGGGCGACAACCCCGAGAGCCGGCGGCGTGGTCTGGACCGCGCGCGGCCGGCGACCCTCTGCCTTGTTTACCCCTGCGTTTACCCCTTGACGCCAGAAAGGCCAACGGGCTAGCCCCTTGTGAGAGCTAACCCGTTGATTTTATTGGTCGGGACGGCGGGATTCGAACTCGCGACCCCTTGCACCCCATGCAAGTGCGCTACCAGGCTGCGCTACGCCCCGAAGGGTCGAAGTATACCAGCAGGCATTCCGCCGCTCGGCCCGCGCATGTCACACTGCAAGGCGCCGGCGCGTACTGTCCACGCGCGACCCAGGAAGCGTTTCATGGTCACCAGGCGCAGCACCCCGTCCGACTTCAAGCCCTACAAGCGTCACCCGGTCACCGACGCCTTTGATGCGATCGTGATCGGGTCGGGCATCGGCGGCCTCGCGACGGCCGCGCTGCTCGCCCGATACGGCGGCCGGAAGGTGCTCGTGCTCGAACGCCACTACACACCAGGCGGCTTCACGCACGTGTTCCGGCGCCCCGGCTACGAATGGGATGTCGGCGTCCACTACATCGGCAACGTGCGGCCGGGATCGATGTTGCGCGCGGTGTTCGACGTGATCGGCGACGGCGGCATCCAATGGGCCGACATGGGCGAGGTCTACGATCGCATCGTCATCGGCGCAGACAGCTACGACTTCCCGAAGGGTCGCGAACGCTTCCGCGCCGCGATGAAGGCGTACTTTCCCGGCGAGGAAGCAGCGATCGACGCCTACCTCGCGGCGCTGCGGGAGGCGCTCTCGGGACTGGGCAGTTTCATGGCCGGCAAGGCGCTGCCGGGAGCGATCGGAGCGTTGGCGGGGCCGCTGCTCGGGCGCAGGACGCTGGCGTGGGCAAAGCGGACCACGCGTGAGGTGCTCGAAGGCCTCACGCGCAACCAGCGCCTGATCGCGGTGCTCGCCGGGCAGTTCGGCGACTACGGCCTGCCCCCCGCCGCATCGAGCTTCCTGGCGCACGCGATGGTCGCGAGCCATTACCTCGACGGAGCCTGGTACCCGGTGGGCGGGTCGGGCGTGTTCGTCGACGCGATCGTGCCGGTGATCCAGGCAGCCGGCGGACGCCTGCTGATCAACGCGGAGGTCGCCGGGATCGCGGTGGAAGACGATCGCGTCGTCGGTGTGAGGATGGCGCTGGACGGGGCCACGATCCGCGCGCCCGTGGTCGTCAGCGACGCCGGCATCGTCAACACCTTCGGCCGCTTGCTGCCGCAGGATCTCGCCCGCCGCCACGGGCTGCCGCAGGCGCTGGCCACGGTGCGGCCCTCGATCGCGCACCTTTGCCTGTACGTCGGCTTTCGCGAGAGCGCGCAGGCGCTGCGCCTTCCGAAGCACAATATCTGGGTCTACCCGCACGAGGACCACGAACGCAGCTTCGCCGCGTTGGATCGCGACCCCGACGCTGCGCTTCCGATGGCCTTCATCTCCTTTCCTTCCGCGAAGGACCCCGATTTCGAGCGGCGCCACCCGGGCCGCGCAACGGTCGACGTGGTCGCCTTTGCGCCGTATGCCTGGTTCGAGCGCTGGCAGGACACACACTGGAAGGATCGCGGCGAAGAGTACGAGGCGTTCAAGGAGACGCTCGCGCAGCGGATGCTGGAGACGCTCTTCGAGCAACTGCCGCAACTGCGCGGCAAGGTCGACTGCCACGAGCTCTCGACGCCGCTCACGACGCGGCACTTCTGCAACTATGGGCAGGGAGAGATCTACGGCATCGACCACTCGCCGCAGCGCTTCCGGCAACGCTTCCTCAGGCCGGCGACGCCGATACGCGGCCTTTACCTGACGGGGCAGGACATCGTCTCGTGCGGCGTCGGCGGCGCGATGATGGGCGGGGTGCTGACTGCATCGGCAATCCTGCGCCGCAACCTGCTGTCGGCGATCCGTCAGTCGGCGCCGCGACGAACCGGAGGCGAGAGCGAGGCAGGCGCGACGCTCAGCGCAGAAGGTCGAGCGCGCGCGTGAGTTCCTCGCGGATCGCGTCGAGATCCACGTTGCCGGCCACCGGCGCTGCGGGCTGCGCTTCTTCGGCGCCGGTCGCCGCGGCCGGCGGTGCCGCCTCGCGCAGCTTGCCGTTTTGCGAGTTCTCGCCGAGGCGGTTGCGCGCGCCGCTGATCGTGAAGCCCTGCTCGTAGAGCAGGTCGCGGATGCGCCGCACCAGCAGCACCTCGTGATGCTGGTAGTAGCGGCGATTTCCGCGCCGCTTCATCGGCCGCAGCTGCGTGAACTCCTGCTCCCAGTAGCGCAACACGTGCGGCTTGACGCCGCACAACTCGCTGACCTCGCCGATGGTGAAGTAGCGTTTGGCGGGAATCGGCGGCAGCGGCGCCTTGTGTTCGGACTTGTTCTGCATGCTCGACCGTGCTGGATCGGAGGCCTGGACGCGCGCGGGGCAAGCGTCAGTGGCCCGTCTCCTCGATCTGCGACTTCAGCTTCTGGCTGGCGTGGAAGGTGACCACGCGTCGGGCCGAGATCGGGATCTCCTCGCCGGTCTTGGGGTTGCGCCCCGGCCGCTGCGGCTTGTCGCGCAGCTGGAAATTGCCGAAACCCGAGAGCTTGACGCTCTCGCCGCGCTCGAGCGCGTCACGGATCTCGTCGAAGAAGGTTTCGACCATGTCCTTGGCTTCGCGCTTGTTCAGCCCGACGCGCTCGAACAGCATCTCGGCGAGCTCGGCTTTCGTC